GTGAAAAGTATTGCTCAATATATCGCTGATACTGCCGGAGTAGGATTGTATTTTGATTCCTCAACAAATCCCGTTGTGGATTATATTGAACAGAGCGAGACGCCAGACGTCTCGTTTTTGTTTGACATATGCAAAAATAATAGTTTGGCAATGAAGTTATATAATCAAAAGATTGTTATTTTCAATGAAACCGAGTATGAGGCTAAGACCGCGGTTATGACCATTGCTGAGGAAAACGTTATCAGTTGGCAGGCAAAAACCACTTTTACCGATACAGGTTACGATGGTTGTTTGATTAAATATACCAATCCAACATCAGGGGAAACCGTGTCCTATACCTTTACTGCTCCGGACAAAACCGGCAGCAAGGTGTATCAGATGAACGAAACCGCCAATAGTTTGGCCGAGGCCGAGCGAAAAGCGAAAGCCAAGCTTAGGGAATTAAACAAAAAGGAATATACCATGAGCATGGAACTGCCGGGTAATTTAAAGCTATTCTCCAGTCACACGGTTACCGTTTCTGGGTTTGGAATGTTCGACGGTACCTATTATCTAGATAAAGTTACCCGGAAAATTGGCAGTGGCTTCACAGTCAGTCTGGAAATGCACAAGGTGTTGGAGGGGTACTAATGGCAAATTTGAAAAATTTACTGCGGGTTGGGACGGTTAGCTCGGTTAGTTATGATACGGGCTGTGTTCGAGTTTGTTTTGAGGACCAGGATAGTATCGTGACCGATGACCTTCCAATGTTGGGTTTTGAGTATGAAATGCCGAATGTTGGAGATGTAGTTCTGTGTATATTTTTAGGCAACGGTTTGGCCAAAGGATTTTGTCTAGGCCGGTATTTTTATGATAGCTTCCTGCCGGGTGAGTCTGGTGAAAATATTTACTACAAAGAATTCCTTCAGGACGCCTATATGAAATATGATAAGAGTTCAAAAACGTTTACCATTAGTGCCGAGAATATTGTGTTTGATGGTAATGTCACGATTAATGGCACGTTAACGGTATCCGGCGACGCTACGATCAGCGGCAAGAGCTTTTTAAGTCATACCCATAGCGGCGTTGAATCAGGCGGTAGTACAACGGGCGGTGTATCATGATTGGCTATTTCGGCGACGATATTATATTTGAAATCTCCGACACTAAAGTATATAACTTTACTGGCTTTAAGCGAGAGACGTCGGCCCGGTATGCTTCGCATGAAATTATTGGCGATAAGCCGGTCACAGAATACATCGGCCCTGGTTTATCAACTATCTCTTTCACTGTATCCTTAAATGCATTTCTTGGTGTAAAGCCGCGCGATGAAATGGAAGTTTGGCAGGATAAAGCCGAATCTGGAACTGCAGAGTATTTAGTCATTGGCGGCACACTGGTGGGCCTAAATAAATGGGTGGTTAAATCAGTAAGTGAAGCCTGGGACACGATTTTAAATGGTGGCGAAGTTTATAAAGGTAAGGTAGATATTACACTTGAGGAATACGTGGAGGAAATTTCATGAGCAGTATAACCGCGTCGAGTGTTGTGGTAAACTGGGCGGCTACCGGCAGTGATGAGATTATGCAAAATGTCCACATGATTTTAACTACGCCAGCTGGCACAGTACCGTTTGATCGTGAGTTTGGTGTGAATATGAGTTTCCTGGACTTGCCGCTGGAACGGTCTAAAGCCAAGATGACGGTCGAATATATTACTAAAATTAATAAGTATGAGCCACGTGCTTCTATTAGCAGTGTAACTTTTGAGTATGATGAACTAAACGGGTGTATGTATCCCAAGGTGGTGATTGACCTTGTCGACAGTTGATGCATTAGAGAATTTACCTGATATTGATTTTGTGGAAAAAGACGTCGATACTTTGCTAGAAGCTATGGTCACGGAGTATGAATCAGCCTATGAGTCCTCAACCGGCGAAAGTAAAACCTTGGCCGACGGCGATCCGGTCCGGATATGGATTTATTCGCAGGCGTTACGAATTTACGCAGCCTACCAACTAATTGACCAGGCGGCAAAATATAACCTGCTTAGATATTCGACAGGGGATTACCTTGAAAACCTTGGGGCTAGGGTTGGCGTGACCAGGGCCGAAGCTACAGCGGCTACGACTACCCAGCGGTTTACATTATCGGCTGCGCAGGAATCGGCGGTAGCGATCGCGTCAGGGACTCAGGTAAGCGCTGGCGGCAGTGTTTATTTTGCTACGACTGAATATGCCGAAGTAGCCGCTGGTGATACCTATGTGGATGTAACGGTGGAATGTACCGAAACCGGCACTGATGGTAATGGTTACTTAGCCGGTCAGATTACGACGCTGGTAGATCCGATTCAATATGTAGCAAGTACAACAAATACAACCACTAGCCAGGGGGGCACTGATGAAGAAGACGATGATACGCTAAAGGGCCGGATATTCCAAAAACCGGAATCTTTCAGCGTGGCCGGTCCGACCGGAGCCTATGAATATTTTACAAAAGAATATAACTCATCCATTATTGATGTTAGCGTTACTTCGGCCAATCCCGGAGAGGTTGACGTCTGTTTTATTTTGACTGATGGCGAATTGCCTGATTCTACGTTGATTTCCGAAGTAGAAGAATACCTTTCGGATGATACAAGGCGGCCGCTGACGGATAATGTAACCGTTAGCGCTCCGGAAACCGTGGCTTATGATATTGAGGCTACTTATTATATAAAAACGTCGAACAAAACCTCGGCCAGCACCATCCAAACTGCAGTAACCACGGCGGTGGATGAATATGTGGTTTGGCAAAAATCCGTAATTGGCCGGGATATTAATCCATCCCAGCTTATTTCTGACATTATCGGCGCTGGCGCGAAACGGGTTGTAATTACTTCGCCGGAATATACCGAGGTAAGTGATACCCAGGTAGCGTTAGAAGGTACAATCAACTTGATCTATGGAGGTCTTGAGGATGAGTAAAACAGTTAACGATGTTACGCTGTTAGAACTCTTGCCGGAGAATCTTCGTAGTGATCCGGATATTATAGCGGCAAGTCAGGCGGTTGATACTGAATTTCAAGCGTTAGCCAGCTCAATCAAAAACTGTTTAACCATTGCCGATGTTGATAATGCCTGCTCTGATGTAGTGGATAATCTGGCAGGGGAGATACAGGTTGATTTCTACGATCAAACCTTATCTCTGGCCGTTCGCCGGGCCTTAGTGAAAAACGGCTATATTTATAAGTATCAAAAAGGGACGGCATATGCCGTTAAACAAATTGTTGAAGATATCTTTGATAATGCTGCAGTTAAAGAATGGTTTGACTATGGCGGAGATCCATACTATTTCAAGGTAGTTAAAATCGGCGGGGAAATGATTGAACCCGAGGTATATACAAAACTAAAGGAAGCAATATACGCAGTAAAAAATGCCCGCTCGCATTTAGAAGGTGTATCCTTGTCACGGTCATTGTCCGGAACGATGTATTTAGGCGGGGCTATAAGTATCCATAAACGAATTGAGGTGGGATAATGCCGAATTGGTCAGGCAGTACATTAACAACAAAAGGGCAGGCTCTACAAGCAAAAGTCGATGCTGGTGAGACAACGCTGACGCTCACGAAAATGAAAATCGGTTCGGGAACGCTTTCCACTGGGGCGAGCATTGAAGATTTAACTGACCTAATATCTGGACAGCTTGATGTTACGATTAGTGATATTAGCGCAGCCGACAATATTACCACGGTAACCGGTGTAATAACTAATGCCAACGTAGCCACTGGGTTTTATATCACAGAATTAGGGCTGTTTGCCACGGATACCGATGATACTGAAATTTTGTATTCGATGATTACCGATGGCTCACCGGATTATTTTCCAGCAGCAAGTGGAGATGTAACCGTATCGGAGGAATTTGCCTACAATCTAGTGGTCAGTAATGCTTCCAGTGTAACGGCCACGATAGACCAGACCGGGCTGATAACGGCTGCGATATTGGCAGCACACAAAGATGCCACTCCGATCGATCACCCCGATAGTTCGGTTACTGATGCTAAGATCGGTACCCGCGAGATTGATGATACCGTCGAGGCGGCCAGTGGGGCAGGTGTGCTAACGAATTTATTAAGTAAAATCGGTAATATGATTAAGTCGATTACCGGTAAATCATCATGGTATACGGCACCAGATGTTAGCTTGTCTGAAGTGTTGCCGCTGGCTGGCGGAGCTATTACGGGCAATTTAGAGGTAGAGGGTACGACTACTTTAGATGGTATCTTAACAATGGGTACGGAAACAAGCGGCTTCATAGATAAAGGTTCTAATCAACTGGTGAATATTTATGGTGGAATTAAAAGTATTTATACAAACGATTCTACAGCTAATGACTCTAGTAATTTCGTTGCCGCACCGCGCTCTGGTGCTTTAAGTAGAACGTCCATATATAGTTTATGTGGGACTTTCGGAGGTACAACTACTACAGATTATAGCGCAAGAAGGACAGCAGATGTTGTTTCGGGGTTCAACGGGGGATCGTGGGGAACAGAATATCTCTCTTTTAATGTTGGATATGGCGGCACGGCTAACGATGAACATTTATTAACAATAGAACGGATGAGAATTACAAACGATGGATATGTTGGTGTAGGTGTAACCTCACCAGCAGAAAAGTTCGTTGCTAATGGTGCAATAGTTTCAACATCTAAATTAAACAATTTGTTAAATTACGATTGCGGAGTCGTGGATTATTGTGACGGATATGCTAGATTGTTAGGTGGTAATTCGTCAAGTGGCAGTACAGGCATTAAATTTTATACTACTGATTCTGGAAGTATAGAAAATGTAGCAACATTTTCACCCGAAGGAAACCTTGGCATTGGTACAACTTCACCAACAGCAGCATTAGATTTACCTGCTTCAACAACGTCTAGAGCGTCCTTGCGTGTTCGTACAGGTACAGCGCCAACGTCACCTAATGCTGGCGATTTATATAATAATGGTTCATCACTGTATTTCTATAATGGCTCTACTGCGTATAACCTTTGTAATAGTTCCGTTGGTACTGGTTCAATTAGAGGATTGAAGATATTAGTAACTTCTAATACTGCAA